GGCAAGCTAGTCGTAACTTTTACACCAATCGAGGGATTCACAAGCACGGTCAAGGATGCAATGGACGGTGCCATTATAGAAGAGACCCGGGACGCAAAGCTCATAGGCAAAGATGATAGCCCTATTGACGGAGTGCCTCGAGGTCATATGCCATACACCGCGAGGACTAGAAGCGGGACTGGAAAGCTGTTCTGGTTTTTCAGTGAGTGGAATCCCTACAGCCCGTTTGAGAGAATGGAGCAGACGCTGCAGGGTAGGACTAGGGAAGAGCGAGAGATCAGGGCTTACGGGTATGTCAGTAATCCTGTAGTGGGTAAGTTTCCGAGGTTTACAGACAGGAATATTTGCAGGAAAGACCAGATACCTAAGGACGGCACTAATTATATGGTGGTGGATCCTACACCCGGCGACCGTAACTGGTATATGCTCTGGGCTAAGGTGGACGATCTAGGCAGGATCTTTGTCTACAGAGACTGGCCCGATATGGCCAACTACGGAGAATGGGCGGTAGCAAGCGAGAAGCTTGACGGCAAGAAAGGCCCCGCACAGACTGCTGACTGTGGCAGGAATATCATCCAGTATAAGCAGCTCATAAGAGAGCTGGAATCCACTGACGGTGGTATACATGAGCGATACATAGATCCTAGAGCGGGAAGAACAGCTATTGTAAGCCAACGAGAGCATAACCAGAACCTGATTGACCTTCTTGCAAATCCCGACAGGGGAGCTGGGGGAGAGATCACAAAGGAAGGGCTCTTGTTCGTGCCTTCAGCGATGGCACACATTGATGAGAGCTGTGCATTGGTGAACAATTTGTTTGCCTATGACATGAGCCGGGAAGTCAGCATTCTGAACGAACCTAAGCTGTATGTATCAGAGGAGTGCCAGAATTTAATTTACAGCCTAAAAACGTGGACAGGTAACGATGGCGATAAAGGAGCGAGCAAGGATCCAGTAGATGCTTTGAGGTATCTTATTTTGATGGATCCGATTTATGTTTCGAGGCAGACAAATTATTCAACTGAAAGTTTAAGCTATTAATGAACACCATCGATGACCAATTACAGGTCAATACTGACCCTAACATAAACCAGCTCTGCACCGAATACCGCAGGGCTTACTCGGACGAACGCATGACCTACAGGGTCAGGGAGTCTGACGAGACTCGGTTCGCTACGTGGAACGGCCAGAGCCGAGACGGGAAAAAACACGCAAAAGATCTCGGTAGGCAGCCATTCCCGTGGGAAGGTGCCAGTGACACCAGAATACGACTGGCAGACGAGGTCTGCAGCTTTATGGTGAACCTGTCAACCTCTGCCATTGGCAGGGCCGCACTTAATGTAGCGGGAGTGGAGGCATCAGACCATAAGGCAGCATCTGCCGTGGCCCTCTACCTGAGATGGCAGCTATCAACTTTAATGCAACCCGGCTGGGAAGAGGAGCTGGAGTTGCACGCAGAATATGCGGCGCAGTATGGTTGGAGCGTCCTTCACGTAATCTGGGATCGTTGCTACGCGCAGACCCCACGAACTATAAACCTCCAATCCCTCTCTGGCTTCTTAGGAGTCAACGCCCCCCAACAGCTCGATGCTCTAACCGCTGCGCTTGAGGATGAAGAAGAATACATTGCTGACCTTCTGGTAGCCAGTAATGACGGACTGACAAGAACCAAAGCACTGAAACATATCAGGGAGATAGTCAAGAATGGTGAGACTACGTTCGAGCTGCCAGATATGGCACGTAATCAGGCAAAGATTGTAGCACTTAGGCCTTACCACGAGATCCTGTTCCCGCCTGAGACAAACGATCTGCAGAGAGCCAGAGCGATATTCCGCAGGGAATATTACACGGTCGCAGAGCTCGAAGAGAAAGCCACCAACGGAGAGTGGGACAAGGACTGGGTAGACGAGGTTAAGAAGACTGCTGGCCACAGCTCTCAGGTATGGGATCAGGGACTTAGTCCAGTCTTGGGCAGCTCTGAGAGAATCGAAGAGAAAACCAACCTGATAGAAGTCATACACGCCTACAGTCGCAGGGTAACTGACAGCGGTAACCCGGGTATATACATGACTGTGTTCTCGCCTTACCTCGAGAAAGATTCCAGAGGCAACGAGATTTACGCAGAACATAAGCTGGTCACGGAAGCGGGAGACACTTACCCGTTCGAGACATTCACCAGAGAGAAAGTAAGACGGAGCCCTATCGAATCTCGCGGAGTCTCTGAAATCGTCAAAACGTGGCAGGCAGAATACAAGGCCCAATCGGATATGGTCTTTGACAGATCATCCTTTGATACACTTCCCCCGCTTAAGGTGCCTCTCAGGTATGGTCAGAGAATCAAGGTTGGCCCCGGCGTTCAGGTTTCTGAGCAGAGACCCGGCGACATTGGTTGGATGGAGTCCCCCAGACGAGGCGCAGAGCTTGCGTTCACGCTTATGGATCATATACAGCTACGGACTGACCGCTACTTCGGCAGGCCTAACGCAGGTATACCTCCAGTAGAGACTCAGCTCAGACAGCAGGCATACGTGCATCGCTGGTTGCGTCATATGAGCAGCGTCATTGGCAGGATCTGGGACCTGACACAGGTCTTTGATACGGACGAACGCTTCGCAATGGTAACAGGCACTGACATGCCACTGCCTCGAGACCCGAAGAAATATAACTTCACACTGCATTTCGATGTCAGAGAGCTCGACAACGAGTTCGTTGAGAAAAAGCTTCAGGCGATTTCCCAGTTTGTCTTGCCAGAAGACACAATGGGTATTGTTGACAGGACTAAGTTGATTAGGAAGAAGCTGCAGGTAATTGATCCTACACTGGCAGACGAGCTGGTCATCGAACAGGCAGAAGCATCACAGCAGATGTTTGATGAAATGAACAGTCAAGTGGCCTTGATGTCACTGGGCAACCAACCTAACTTCGTGGAGAGTGATCCTTCGGCAGGAATTAAGATGCAGTTTGTGCAGCAGATAATTCAGAACAATCCGAAGTATCAAAAACAAATGCAGGAAGACGAGCAGTTCGCACAACTGGTTCAGCAGTTCGCGCAGAACCTGCAGATGTCAATTACACAACAACAGAACGCGCAGATTGGTAGAATAGGAGTTAACCCGAATGCCTAACGAATACAAATTCTCAGGATACGAGCAGTGGATGCTGGACGCTTTCAGTCTGGCAGAAGAGCACCCAGTAAGGAAGGGACTTGATGAAATACTCAATGAACTAATAAAGGCCGAATCCAGCAACGTGTCTGGACCCGGCCTGAGCTCCGAGGAGCGGCATTACTTTGCAGGCAGACTATCTGCTCTGCAGGACATGTATTTTGCTATGCAGAACCTGTATGCAGATGCGCTGAAGGAGAAGGCTCCCGACTCGGATCCAGAGATCTAAGAAACTTGTAGATCTTTAGCTTGCAGACAGCAGAGGATGACTTGCCTGAGCGCCAGCCCTCTGCTGTTCGCTTTGATACATTGACATTCTCGGCAAACTCCTTTGTTGTCAGGTTTAACGTGTCGCAAATTAGGGACACGATATACATTGTAGACACCTCATCCAGATCGTAGGTAAATGCTATGCGATCCCTGTCCTCATCGCAGTCGAGTAAATCAACTCCGATTGCTTTTAGCTTATCAGTAATCATAAATTCCAAACTCCACCACTTCACTTACGTATTTCTCGAAGTCTTCCAGAGTAAACTCAGTCCCGCTCCACCACTTTGGGTGAGACTGTGCGAACTCTTTCCACAATTCAAACTCTTCACTCGGGTTCGCGTCACTTGGGATAGTGCCTCCAATGTCCCAATCTTTCTCGATGGTTTTTATCGATACCATACGCGGCCTTTCCAGAACTTCTCTAAATTCTTTGGCTCAAAAACAACGCTCAAGAATTCCATCAATTCTACAGACACTGCAGCCATATCGCTTTTGTCGCTTGCGTATGTTTCGCGGTCTTCCGTCCACGGGCCGTTCATCGATTCTAGCGCATAATTTGAGCGGTTGCTTTTTGTGTCGAGTCTCCGAAATATAACTATAGCTTGAGTTGGCCAGTCAGGATGACTGAAGTTTGCAGATGCGTATCCCTTGCCTA